ATTGGTAGCGACAGGCGACGGCCGCTAAAGGATATTGTTGCGGAAGTCCGTGACATATTAGCCCCAGATGTTGAAATACGATTTGGTAAATACAAGGAAGATTTCTATGTGGACTATTCAAACATTGATACCGGAAAGTTGTACCGCGATACTGGATATTGGCCCAGATGTAACTTTAAAGACGCGATTTTGGCGACTGCAGAATGGGTAAAAAAGATAGATAATACATTTAAAAACAAGAACTAAATATGGAGGAAGTACTTTCTACAAGTGGCGAGATAAAGACCACTGAACTTAAGACCTTGCTGTGCTGCATTGGCCGTAAGGAAAATCAGTATATCCGCGAGTTCGTTGAATATAACAAGACCGCGGGTTTCACAAATATCTGTCTTTTCGACAACAACTACGACGGGGAGGATGATTTCCGCGAGGTGATTGGGGACTACATTGACAGCGGGTATGTCATCCTTAAGGACTACCGGAACAGAAAGGTGTGCCAGAACGACGCGTACAACGAGTGCTACCAGGAGTTCAAGGACCAGTACGATTGGATTGCGTTCTTTGACTGCGACGAGTTCATCACCTTCGGGTCCAGCGCGATTACCAGCGTCAGCATGGCACTGTCCGACGAGCGGTTCAAGGACTATGACATGATACATATCAACTGGCTCATGTTTGAGGACGGAGGACTCGTACAGAATGACGGCAGACCGGTGATGTTGCGATTCCAAAAAATCGTTCAACCGCTGGACTTCAAGAGAGCGTTTGACAATGTACCGGAGAATTTCCATATCAAGTCAATTGTCCGCGGTGGACTTGACGGTGTGTTTTTCAACGGTCCACATACTCCGTCAGGTGTTAAGAAATGCTGTAACGCACTTGGTACTGAGGTTGATGGAGAAAAATGGCTGCAGCCTTTTGATTACTCATACCTGTTTCTCCGCCATTACAGCGACAAGACCATTGACGAATACATTGACAAGATTACCCGCGGCTTTCCGGACCAGATTCTGACCTCAGACAAGTACGACCATCTGCTCAAGACCAGGTTCTTCAAGTCCAACAAGCCGACCAGGGAGAAACTGGCAATCATCAAGGAACGGCTCGGTCTTGACCTCTTTGACTATTACCATATCGTTGAGGACCCGGACAAGTTTGATAAGGGTGACGATGTTCAGAAGAGGAAGGATGTCCAGCTGTTCATGCTGTGTTTCAACCCGACAGACTACGGCTTCGTCAACAACGAGGTGATGACGCCTCTCCAGTGCGGTGCGGCGGTCAACAACAAGGATGTCTGCAAGCTGAAGGACAATACCGGGGACAACATCTCACAGCTGAATCCGTACTATGTTGAGAACACCGGCCTGTATTGGATTTGGAAGAATGTCAAGGATGCGAAGTACAAGGGCCAGACCCAGTACCGCCGTCGCTTCACCGAGATTGACGAGAAGACGGACTTTGACGATATTTTCAGCAAGTACGACATCATCTGCTGCAAGCCGTACAACTTCCCGGAGAACGCGAAGAAGTTCATTCCGGCCCATACGGTTGAAGCCGGTTATGGTTACTCGCACTGCATTGACGACCTGAAGACCCTGGAACGCATCGTCAAGGAAGTTCACCCTGACTACGCGGCCGACTGGGACAAGTACATCAAGAAGGGAGAGAACCTGTACTACTCCAACGGCTTCATCTTACCGGCCGAGGAATATGACAAGTACTGCGATTTCCTCTTTGACCTGCTCGAGAGATACATGAAGAGGATTGGGGTTGAGACCTATGAAGACCTTGTACTGCACATCGGAAGGAACCTCGGAGCGGGGCGCTACATCAGGTACGATGACCCGTTCAAGCTCAAGTGGCGCGATGTCAAGTGGCAGTCCGAGATTTGCGGTTTCCTGAGCGAACGGATTCTAACCCTCTACATCCTCCACAACTTCCCGGCCGATAGAAGGTACGAGATTGAATATACGAAGATGGAGGACATGCCACTCTAACAGTTCATTCATATAAATCTAATCTATTATTTTTGAAAGCGGACCCTTTTAACGGGTCCGTTTTTTCTTTCCTATTCTGCTTCTAAACCTTATCTTGTAGTAAGGGAAAAACCTAACGGAACTATTTATACGCAAAGACTTTTACGATGGCTTTACAACAGAAATATGGGGTGAAATACCCTTTTACCCTTGATAACGACGACGAGCTGTACATGGACCTGAACATGACGAAGGAAGAGTCTCTCAAGAGCAGGCTCCTCCATGTCATATTCACACCGAAGGGCCAGCGTCTCCGCAACCCGGACTTCGGAACCGACCTCATCAAGTACATTCACGAACCGGCGGACGAAACGACCTTTGAAAGGCTCCGCAACGACATCACCCAGCAGGTTTACAAGTATGTACCGGATGTGTCTTTCAAGGACATATCAATCTACAATGATGAGAACAGCGAGAACGGTAAGATTGTCATCATACATTACACGATAATGAAGGGGTTCAACGAGATAGAGCAGACCGCCGCCGTAAGGGTATAACAAACTGACAAGAGACAAACTATATGGAAAAGGGCATCAGCTACCTAAACAGAACATTTGACGACTACAAGAACGCGTTGAAGGACTTCTCCAGGAAATATTACCCTGACATGGAGGCCGATTACAGCGACGCATCCATCGGGTCGTGGCTTATTGACATAAATGCCGATGTGGCGGATAACCTGTCCTACCACATTGACCGCGTATACCAGGAGACGAACATTGACAGCGCGCAGGAACCGAGCTCCGTGATGAACATCGCCAGGAACAACGGCGTGAAGGTCCCGGGGCCGAAGGGTGCGATGGCCGAGGTCCGTTTCACATGCCAGGTACCGGTCGCCGGGGATACCTATGCGAAGGACTATCTTCCGGTCATCAAGCGCGGGACGATGGTCAACTCCAGCAGTCAGGTCTTTGAGGTCATGTACGATGTCAACTTTTCCGAACAGTACGACGACTTCATGCGTTCCGACCGAACCATTGAGCCGGTCTTGGATGCCAACGGAAATGTGACCAAGTACAACATCTCAAAGCTCGCAATCGTAACTGCTGGTGAGACAAGGGTTTACAAGAAAGCCATTAAGTCCAGCGACGTCAAGCCGTTCATGGAAATCGTAATCCCGGTTGAGGGTGTTATGAACATTGAGAGCATCCTTATGAAAGATGGCGACGCCCTTACCTCCTATCCGAGCTATGGTGAGTTCTATTCCTACGACGAGATTGTGAAGGACTCCAATGGCGAACCCTGTGAGGGCCTTGTCAGGTTCTTTGAGGTGGACAGCCTTGCGGAGCAGTTCAGGTGGGGCGAGACCCTTAACGACAACAACTGTCCGGTCATTCACGCCTACGGCTACTATGTGAAGAACGGTCAGGAGGATGCAAAGGTCTATCCTACATGCCAGGTTACGAGGGGTGAGTGGAAGCCGGTGAAGCACAAGTTCATCAGCGAGTACACCGACAACGGCTATCTGAAGGTCATATTCGGTGCCGGTCTTAAGAGTGCCGAATACCCTGACATCAGCGACATGTCTCCGCTTTCTAAACACCTGATTACCAGGACAATACGGAACAATTCCCTCGGTGAGCTCCCTAACCCTGGCACGACTATTTTCATTCTCTATCGTGTCGGTGGCGGAAGCGCGAGCAATGTGGCCCAGGCAGCGATTTCCTCCATTTCCAAGCTCCTCACCAACTTCCCTATGGGTGCGCAGGCCAGCGAGGCAACGAAGGCCGCGGTCAGAAACTCCATCACGGTCGTCAACACCACTCCTTCCGTTTCCGGTAAGGACATGCCGACCGTACAGGAGATGAAATACCTCATCAAATACAACAAGGGTGCCCAGAACAGGTGCGTTACCACCAAGGACTACATTGACCGGGTCCTGAACATGCCTCCGAAATATGGCACTCCGTTCAGGGTTGGAGCCGCCGAGGACAACAATAAGATTATGCTCTACCTCCTCGGCATTGACTACCAGAAGAAGCTTGACTCGGCCCTTCCATCGCTTCTTGCGGAGAACATTCAGAATTACCTGACAGAGTACCGGATGATAAACGACTATGTTGAAATCAAGCCGGGCCGCATCATAAACCTTTCCGTTGAGGTGGATGTACATGTCGACAAGAACTACAACATGAGCGATGTCGTATCCCTCATCATCACCAAGGTCCAGGACTACTTTGACATCAACAAGCGGAACATGGGCGACGACCTTTATGTCGGAGACCTCAAGAAGGAGATTTCAAAGATTGACGGCGTGGCGAACCTCATTGACCTCCGTGTCTACAACGAGACCTGCGACGGATACAGCTCAACGCAGACCAGCCAGGAACTTTATGTCTCTGGTGACTGCAACAGGGCCCAGGAAGAGCGGGTGCCGGGTAGATACCGCCTTGACCTTGACGCATCAGACGGAATAATTTATAGCGATGGGGATACCATGCTTGAAATCAAGTACCCGGAAAGGGACATCAGGGTATACCCGAAGGAGACAAAGTAACATGGCGTGCGCTTGCAAGGTAAACCAGGAAATAGACAAGATACAGAAGTACTATTCCTATAACGGGAAGGCGAAGGACGAGACGAAGCCCAGGATGTCCATCAACAAGAAGGACGCGGCGATAACGGCCCTCGCATACCTTGTCGTAATCCCGTTCCTGCCCCTTGCATTCATATTCCTGCTGTTCTTCCCAATCTTTTCAAAGGACGGTAAGATAAGCATGAGAAAGTTTTTAGGTTTCATACACACGATAAGGAATGGCAAAACACAACAAATCATATAGGATAAGGACGACTGTTGGCCGCGAGACAGACAGCTACCTTGATGTACACCTTGACCAGGACTATGACAGCCTTGAAATCCTGTCGTTGAAGATAAGCGACAAGGATACCTACAAGCTGCATAACTCCGATTATGGTGTGGTTGTCGGTCGTGTACTCGCGAACGGCAATTTCGGTGTGCCTAACGCGAAGATAAGCGTGTTCATAGCGGCCGACGAGCAGAATTCAAGCCTGGAGATGTGGAACCTCTATCCGTATACCACAACCTCAACGAAGAACGACAAGGATATCCGCTACAACCTCCTGCCTGACGAGTCGGTGAAGGACTGTCATAAGGCGGTCGGCACATTCCCGCACAAGACCTATCTCCTTGAAAATGACGCTCTCCTGGAAGTGTTTGACAAGTACTATATCTATACGACCAGGACGAATGCCGCCGGTGACTACCTTATCTGCGGCGTTCCTACCGGCATGCAGACCCTTCACATGGACCTTGACCTCTCTGACTGCGGTATCCTTTCCCAGCGGCCGAGGGACTTCGTCTACAAGGGATACACCATTGAACAGTTTGAGAACCCCAACCAGTTCAAGAAGGACGAGAACATTGACGGCCTGTCCCAGATTTTCAGCCAGGACCAGCCTGTTTATGTTCAGCCTTTCTGGGGGAACGAGGATAATGGTGAGGAAATCGGAATAACCCGCGCAGACATTGAGATATCCTTCAAGTTTGAGCCTACCTGTGTGTTTATGGGTAGTGCAATTTCCGACAATGCTTCCAACGGTATCAGCAAGAAGTGCGTCCCGACCAACCAGATGGGTGCCATGGACGAGCTTACGGCTGGTGAGGGCACGATTGAGATGATTAGAAAGACCCCGGCCGGAAATGTCGAGGAATTCGCAATCAAGGGAAATCAGGTTATTGACGGAAACGGTGTCTGGTGCTATCAGATACCGATGAACCTTGACTACATGATGACCGATGAGTACGGAAACATGGTTCCTACCGACGACCCGGAGAAGGGCATTCCGACCAGGACCAGGGTTCGTTTCCGCGCGTCGCTGACCGACATGGAGGACAATTCCCAGAGCTATTACCGTGCGAAGTACCTCATTCCGAACAACCCGGATATTGATGCCGACAATGTGGACTACAACTTCGGAACCTATACGGACGAGAGTTCCTACCGAGACCTGTTTTGGAACGGAGTGTATACCGTCAAGTCCTATATCCCGCGTTTTCAGAAGTCCAAGAGATGGAAGAGCGAACGGTTCTCCGGCATCAAGTCCTGTAACTACTACGGCGGTAACAACCCGGTCCCGTACAACAACATGCGGATTAAGCTTCCGTTCATGTTCACCGTGCTGTGCATATTCGTCAAGCTATTCATTAGGATGGTGGCACTTGTTAATAGACTCGAGGCGGCTCTTATTCGTATGACCGTCGGGCTCATTAACGT